TGTTTGATGTAATCACCCACCACAACTCCACCGCGGGAGCGTCCATGGGATTCTCTCATGTGTGGGTCCATCATGGCGTCACTCATGGTCATTGGCTTGGATCGATCCACCACGACCTTTTTGGGCGGCGGTGGGAGTTGGATGTGTTGATATTGGAGATCCAATGATTGACCACCCAACCAATATCCACTCCAATGATATTGGGATGGATGACATGGATGTGACTCATCAAATTCTCCATCCAACTTGGATTTGGCCGGCCATCCATATCGAAAATATACGCGCGCCATGTCTTTGATGGCTTTCATGTCCGGGATACCAATCCCAACGACATTGATCCACAACTCCATCGACGCGCGCCAAATCTTTGGCCAATCCTCTTTTGGGAGTGGAGACGCCAATGGGAGGATCACACGGTATTTGTGATGATTGGGAGAGTGTGACGCGCTCGTGTGGACCATCACATTGAGACCACGTTGAGCGAATAGGCGCCACACGTCAAATGGAGTGTCTCCATCATCCATGTCATACACGAGAAATGAGATTGATATGGCGTTGGATGTTGAGCGCGTCCCATTGAATATCGTTGGACTCCACAATGGGAGATTGGATTTGTCCTCAATGGCGCGATGGACGGGAGTTGTGAGACCACGCGCCACATCCTCCAAACTCATCTCCACCACTCGTGGATTTATTTGACGTATTGAATCAAATAGTGTTATATTGTATTTGGTCATTGAACTTCTCCAGTAGTTTATTGATTGATTGTTTTATGTTTTAGGTGGAGATTTGTACGAGTCTCCACCTTTTTCCATTTACTCGATTGATTGAGCCATGTCCAACAAAATGAGATTGATTGGACAATCCAACCATGGGACGGCCAATCTCCCGATCTTGATAAATGTCTCAACGCTTGGAAGAGACTCATCGTTGATCCATAGATGGACTATTTGACGAGATACACCCAAATGATGAGCAAATTGGGCGCGACTTATATTGGATTCCACAATCAAATATCTCAACCACATCCCAAATGACTCATGACGTCTAAACTCATACTCTTTGGATATAATCCAATCTTTGGCCGCCTCAAGTGTGAGATGGGTGGTTGTATATGACATCTCTCCAATGGTCATGGACCCAATGAATCTCCAATCATCATCATCGATACTCCACACGGCCTCAACACGGCCAATTTTATCGCGTCCAATATTCATGGTCTCATGATTTCTCAATCGATGGGATACGCGGCCAAAATTCTTGATATATGAGCGAGTTGATATTGATTCCATAATGTCTCTCATGGTTGATCTCCGTTGTTTGTGATTTGGTGTTTTAATACGATCTCCACATAGTTTCGCCAATGGTCATTTGGTGGAGAGGATTTGTTGATTTTGTTGATGATGATCATGAGTTGATCGTGAGTTGGTTCCACACTCCCATCCATGATTTTGTTGAGATTGTTGATGTGGATGAGTGTGTGTTGACTCAAGTCATGGAGGGTCCATCTCAATCGTTTGAGGATTGGACCAATACGATCTCCAAAGGTGACGCCGCTCATTGACCACCTCCCATCACTTGGATGGCGATCCAACTCATCAACATGAATGATGGACGGATTAATATAACCGCTCCAATACTCACCATGATGATCCCAATATTCTCTCCCATTGTTTTGGCTTGTTGTTTAGTCATTGACCACCTCCCAAACAACCCACATGGGATGGAGAGATCCATTTGTATTGAGGATCATGTTTTTTCAAATCTCCATTTGGTAGAAGTTCCACCCACGCCTCACGGACCATGTAACAACACCACCCACGTGAATAGGCATCTTTGACACAAATATTCCATAGTTCGGTCTTTGTGATTGGTCCATAGGCGGCATAATGTGGAGCCGGAAAATTTGGAAATGTTGTCCGGACTATGTGTTGATTGTTCATCAAATTTAAATCGAACAATGTAAAATTAAACTTTGGTGTAGGTATTGAATCACATTGATCACACTCACATCGTATCACTATTTTACTGATTGATATATTCGATAGTTGTTTCCAATGTGAAACGGTTTTGGATCGTGAAATCGCAACTTCGATATTTGGTGGTGGTGTTGTTGTGGCTTGTTCTTTTGTCATGATTGACTCCATTGATGGTGTGGTGAGGCCTTGAGAGACCTCATCCACGGTGTTGATTGTTATAGGCGTTTGAGTGTATAGGTTTCCACTTGTTCTCTCAATGTGAGATGATATTGATCATTGTCTTTTTGGAGATCTTCAATGGTTCCGTATTGATTATTTAAGGCTTGTTCGAGTGTAAGTCCTAGATATTTCATATCGGTGGCCACAAGTCTGAAACCCCATTCAATGTCTTTTCTGGTTGGTTGTGGTTGTTTGTGATTGGTTGATTGTTGTGTCATGATTGACTCCATTGATATTGTGGAGAGGCCATTGGAGACCTCATCCACGGTGTTGATTGTTTATTTGTTGGAAATGTTAGATTTGATTCGACGGGCGATGGTGAGACGTCTTTTGGTTATTTCACAATTTGGATTTGACTTTAGAGTATTGATGAGACGTTGGATTGTGTTGTCAATTGGAAGTTGTGTCATGATTGACTCCGTTTTATGTTTTGATTGTCATGGACGTTGTGTCCATGTTTATAATGTAAAACATTTTTTCCAATGTATCAAACTTTATTTACACTTTTTTAATTTATTTTTAATAAGGATCATATTTGTCCGATTTCATCAATGGTGTGATCAATGTGATAAAATTCCACAATCACACTCGCTCACGGTGCAACCATGAAAAATGACAACTATCCCATCCACTTTGTTGATATTGAAACCACACACTTTGACCACACCATTGGAGACATCATTGAGGTTTGTATTTGGACATCCAATGACGGTGGACGGACCATCTCCAATCGATTCCACACACTCATCAAACCTCAAAATCTTGACCGCGCTCATCCACGAGCGTTGGAGGTCAATGGCTACAAATACAACTCTCATCGATGGACCAACGCGCCCACCTTTGGAGAGATGGCCAATGAGATCCACCGGATCCTCAACTATGGGATCATAGTTGGTCACAATGTGAATTTCGATTGGACATGGTTGGATCACCATATACGCGCCGCCGTGGACAAAATGATATCATGGCGTAAATTGGACACCCAAACTCTCGTATGGGTCCACATCCCAACCCAAAGCGCCTCAATGGACAAACTCCGTGATCTCTTGGGATGGAGTCGCAAAAATGCACACACGGCCACCAAAGACGTTGAGGACATGTTGAGACTATTCCAAATGATGGTCCACACGTCGATTGGGTACCATCCCAACATTGAGGCCATCAAAACTCATGTGGATGTTGTCAAGGCGCGCGGGGATGACCATGTATATCTACAAATGGGAGATGTCGAGGCGATGATCAAAATGATTGAGATATTGTCAAAAAATGACCAATCTCATCCACCCACGTGATCAATATCGCCCTTTTGATTTGCGCTTGGCTTGTGATGCTTTGATGGCCTTGAGTTGTCTCATGGCCATTGTTTTCCGTCGATGGACGGTGGGTGTGTTTACAACTTGATATCCACCCTCAACGCGTATGATTGGCATATCAAACCACCCTTTGAAACCGGTTTTTAATTTCACCCACTATTATGTTGATTTGTTCCAATTTTTGTTCTAGTAGGGACATTCTTTTATCCAAATCATTGATCTCTTTCACAATCGTGACTCTCATGGCGTCCTCACGGGCTTGGAGATCGGCGATGACGCGATCATATCGGTCTCTCAACTCTTTCTCGCGGGCCTCTTGTTTCGCCTCGCGCTCATCTGAGCGTTTCCGTTGTTCCATGTATTGCCAGTAGAGAAATACACCAAAGGCGACATTTGAACCGCCATTCATGAGTAAATGTATGAAATCTTGTTCCATCATGGGAGACCCCTACAAATCGCGGATCAATGGCTCGATTTTTTGTGGGAGATCCAAAATGTGATCCAAGATGATTTTTTGACGCTCTTCTTTGGTCACTTTGACTCCACCATCACTCGCGGGATCTTTGGCCTCAATGATGTCATCAACGATCTCCCATATGACCGGTTGGATCTCCTTGAGTATTTTGGCCACCAATTTGATTTTGTTCCAATCTAAATTCATTTAATCCTCCAAAAATGATTTGATTCCAACGGCTAAAGCGGTCCCAACCAACTCCAAACCGGATAGTGTAGTGAGTGATTTGTGATTTTCACAATCGATAAAAAATGGTTCAAAACACACGGCCACCGGGGATCTCACACCTTTGATCGTGTTGTACGCGTGAGACGTCCAATCATCCGGTCTCGCGGCGATTTGTTTTGTTTTATTGTGGAGAGGATCACACCATTGGTGGAGCCTCCCGTTGATGTGTGTGGCGAGTCTTTGACCATTTGTGGAGCGATGATCATAAAATGTCGCGCCATAGTCTCCACCACCGGCGTTGACGTGAGCGGCCACATAAACCGCTTTGTCATATCCTATCGCGTATTGATTGACACGATCCGCGCGATCTCCATACCACCCATCCGATATCAACACCACGTCAATATCACTCTCTCTCAATTTCCACTCACAATAATGGAGATAAATGGACGTACACCATGTTTCATGGATTCCATCATGAGAGGCGCCCAAATCGCGCCACTTTGTTGGTTTTCCAAGATGTTGACGATCTAAAAATACAATACGTTTCATGATGTCATGATATCTCACTTTGGACAAAAATCATCTCGATTGTCACGTGGTGTCATTGTCGTGGATTTGTCTCAAACGCCATCTCCCATCTCCAATGGGTCTCCATCCACCGTTTGGAGATGATGACCATTTTGTGATCCGTGAGATAGAGTTTGTCCACCGTGACATCCAACACATCTCCAATCATCAAATGACCCAACTCCATATCCACATCCACCTCTATTGTGTACAATGGGAGACACTTGGATCGGACCATATCCATTGCGATCTTGATGGCCGTGTCACGGTCATAGATATAATCACTCTCAATGGCCGCCGGCTTTTTTCCATATCGATTGATGGACACAATCGAATAATCGGACACCACATCATAATCCTCAACGGGGATGTTTGTGACACGGATCATGGATGTGTATTCCTGATCATATCCACGTTTGGCCCATCTCAACGTCAACTCATTGATGATGTTGGATGTGGCGCGATTGGTATTGACTGGAGACACTTGGACCACATTTGACGTGTCGGACACGGTGATTTTGGCCACCGATTGGACATGAGTCAACGCCCACATTTGAATCAATACCGGTCTCAATCCGTTGGGTCCCATCATCACCGTGATTGGCAAAAATGGGAGAATATTCCCATTTAACCAATCCCACGCCGTGATTTTGGGATCGTTGATATATCCCTCAAATTGATATTGGTTGAGGATTGGCGCCAAATTTGCCCACGCGCCATCATCGATGATTTGGCCACTACGTTGGAGCGCCCACCGACACAAATCACCGGCGCGCGTCAACTCTCCCTCGCCAAATGGATTGACCAAACCTCCACCATTGAAAAAATACACCCACCACTCCCGTGAGTCTCCCGATCCACTATAGTTGGGCATAGCGACATTGTCACTCGTTTTGAGTTCGATGTAACTATATACATTTCCACGGCCATCATCATCCGTGAGGATTGGTTTGGTCACCTCTTGAAAATTATCATCTTGGATCCGCGCGCTCGTGGCCGTGATCAAATGACCCGCGACCATCATTTGACAATCATCATGGGCGTCATAATGATGGATATTGTATGATGGATTCGCAAATATTGATTTTGTGGTTCCAACGGTGGTAGGTATATATCCACCGGCGCTCCCAATGATGATGGGCCATGGTTTTCCATCACCGGTGTTGATGTCTCTATCATGGAACCGCGTATCAATATATTTGTCGGAGTCCATCATGAGACGGTCCGTGTCAAATGGTTGAGACTCGATGGAGAGTGACACCAATCCATCAATCGCGTTGGGATCTCCAAATTGTGGCTCTTGGATTTGTCCACGATATAAAACCACACGATCCTCAAACGATTGTTGAACCACATCATCACGAGTCAACACATAAAAAAACACCGCGTCCAATCCCTCCATCGTGTCACCTTGGGACCATCTCGCCAACAAATCCACATCCTCCATCATCAACGCCATTGAGACCACATTGGCCTCCAAATCAATGGATGTCAAATCCGCGCTCTCCATAAAATCAAATTCCAATATTGTTGGGAGATATTGAAGTGGACCATCATTGGATTGGATTGTGATTGGATGTGTGGAGTATCTATGGACACGAGATCCCCATTTGAACTCCACACAAAAAACGGGCGTGGATCCCATCAACTCATTTGGAGTATATACCAACATCATCTCACCTCTCGCAAATTGACCGTCGAGATTCTAAAGACCTCGCCACGAGATCCATCCAATAACTCATCACCCACCACATGATCAATTTGGACATCCGATCCCATTGTGGTGAGGATTTGATTGTGGTATCGATTGAGAGTGATGTGAGACACGGGAGACGCCTCAATATTTGGGAGATATACAATGGCATTTTGACCGCCTTTGACATATTGAACCAATCCCATCATGGATGTTGGCGCCGTCCCATTGGCCGCGATTGGATCCCCGGTGTACAACTCATAATAATCCGGATTTGCTTGATTGGCGTTGAGCGCGCTCGTGTCCACACCATCCGTCCACGCTATTCTCACAACACGTCCATTTTTGCCACGAGATTGAGCGTATAGCGTCCCATTGGGTGTGATGTCCTCAATCACATTGGCCTCCACTTGGATTGTCCGTCCACGGCCATATTGAGGCCCCATGATCATCAATGGACCGGCCACCATTGTCCCAATCTCAAAATATCCCTCGTATGTTTTTTGATTCGAGATCCCAATCCGAAAACCTGTCATTTCATTTTCATTGAGTATCACGGACACACTCGATGGGATGAGATACGCCGTCCCACTTGTGGGATCCGTTGATTGGACTCCCTCGATGGTCAAATACGCGCGTTTGGATGATGTTGTGGCCAATACTCCATCACCATTGGATTGGACTCGACGTTGGACCACATTTGACACTCCATCATCCAACAAAATGGACCATCCATCACACTCATTGAGATGGAGATATGGACCATTGGCCGCCGTTGACACAATGGACGCGCCTTGACGCGTGAAACTGAAACCGCCGCCCACAGTATTGTCCACCGTGGCCACCTTGGACCATGTGGACCCGTTGTGAATCTCAATAGAAAACTCTTTGAAATTGACGCCGGTCATGTGGATCCCAATGGCTTGAGATTGAGTGTGTGTGACTGCGGTCCCCTTGAGAGTGGTGTCCAACATCCACGCAATAAATTGAGCGCCCACCGTGGTTGTGTCCGGATTGGCGACACTGTCAGATCTCCATCCAACGTGTGGAGATGGTGAGACAATGTGGAGAGTCCGTTGGATGGGTGATCCATATTGTGGATCCACTTGATACGTGTCACCCTCGCGCGCCGGTCCATCCAATGTGGAGATGGTGAGACCATCTTTGATTTGTGTCTCAAACCCTCGACTCGAATATTGTTTAACATTGACATCACCATCGACCCATCCCAATCCAACGGGATCTCCCAATGAATAACTAAAGAAATGAAAATCACATTGTGATTGAGCGACGTGAGCGGTTGGAATACCCCAGTATATTTGTTGAGTTGTGTTGGGATCCGTGGTCAATCTTCCATACAAAAGTTGATATTGACGTGGTGATCCACTCTCTCCATAATACACAAATACATCTCCACTCCCATTGTCAACGTAGACCAATATTTGATAGTCCGTCAATGTGAGTCCGGTGGCGCTTGCCAATGGTGTCGTATATCCCGCATGGACATCATAAACGTGGATCCGATTGGATCCCACCACAATCTCCACATGATATGTGTTTGTGGTGGATGGTTCTTGGATTTGAATCCCAAACGCGGTCCCACGTGAGACACTACCCCCGGACACATTGGAGATTTTTGTGTGTAGGATGGCGCCGTTGGTTTTATCGGACACCCCTTGTGAGTATTTCACCAACTCACTCGCGGCGGCGGTTAGACTGATATGATCACCACCCAAAGCCTCAACGGGTGTCCCACTCACGGTCCGTGTCCAAAGTGAATTTTGTTGAGGCAAATCAAACGCGCTCCAACTATTGAGATCATATCCCCATTGATTGTCGATGGTGTACGGTTCCAATCGTGGATATTGTTGTGTGGACCATCCTCCCAATGTGATCATGTGGATCCCAAGCGCTTGGGAGTTGGTTCCAATGTTATTCCATTGACCAAATATCAATATCTCACCTTGGCCGGCCACACTTTTGACATTTTCAAATCCACCGCCCACGTGGGTGGGTGTAGACCACTCGATGATCCGTGAGTTGTTTAGATTGTTGGCGTTTGCGTATAGATTCCATTTATCCGCGTATTCCTCAACGCTCACACCGGCCAAATCAGTATATCCACCTTGGATTTGTAATTTGGAGAGTTGTACAATGTGGAGATAAATACGGCCATCCGTGTCCAATGTCATCGCCCAATCACCTCCCGTCAATCGGTTGGCGGTTCCACTTGCAAACGATCCACTCAAGTTGGACGCGGGTATTAATCCCAATTTATCAAATATACTATCAAACGCGTTGGTCAATCGAGTGAATCCCAATGAATCACTCGACTCAATATATCCAATGATAAAAACGCCATTATATTCCACCACTTGTGGGAGATAGAATTGTGTGGCGTCAGTATCCTCCAACGCGTCCACATATTTAAAAGTCAAGCCACCATTTGTGGAGGCGTATTGAGCGACGCGCGCGCCATAGGTCAAACTAGTGTTATGAGTATTATAAGCGGCCAATAAAAGGACTTGATGAGCGTTGGAGGCCATGACAATCGGTTGGAGTTCCACACCATTGGCACCACTCCCAAACGTCCCACTCACATCCACATCCGTTGGGAGCGCTTTGGATGACACCACATCCCA